CCGTTATAGACGACCGTAGAAGGGACATAGAAGGCGTTTGCTTGTACTCTGTAGCGCTGGTTAGGGACAACAGAAAGTTCGATGTATTGTGAATTTCTATGTTGACCTGAGGACTGAATTACAGTATAATCTCCATTGGAGCCCAGGAAAGAACCATTGTAGGTTACGAGAGAGTTCGCACTATACAGCTCATCCCCCGTCATTCTAGGACCTAGCGTGTTGGCTGTCACGAAGGCATTAGCATCACCAAAGAAGTTGTTATTGGCGGCACGCGCTGTCATATTGTTGGCACTACCTTCAAAGTAGATACCAACACCCTCTGTGTGTCTGATGTTCTTTCCACTAACAGTATGCTCTGCATAAAGGTTAGCAGGAGTGACTGTCTTCACCATTGTGAACGTAGTGGGATAGACAGAGGGAGTACATTTGATCTCACCAGAGTATGCATTAATACTCGTAGTAATCTCTTCTGGTCTTGCACCACTGACAGAGCTCGCTTCTTGTGTCTCTGAAGTTGTGATACCATCTGTTGTGATAACCATCTGAGACACAGAAGAGTCACTCCTGGACACTACGTGAATGTCCAGGGTGATCATCTTTTCTTCGGCTAGATCAAATGTATCTAGCACATGTGCTGATGTAGAGTTTGCTACGTATACTGTAGTTGTCATCTAGCTTTCAACTCTTCAATTTCTGCACTAAGCTCTTTGATTGCTTCGATAAGAAGCGGAACAAGTCTTGAGTAGTCAACAGTCAGATACTCATCACCTGACTTCGATACAATTGTTCCATCTTCAAGTGTTTCATAATCCACAGGAGCAAGCGCAACTGCTTCTGGAAGTACTGCTTTCACCTGTTGAGCGGATACACCAACTTGTTGCTTTTCATTCTTATAACCCAGTGAACGTGCTAAATCATTTTCTATATATGTAAAGCCACTAAGAGATTTGACCTTAGTAAGTGCATTATCAAGATTGCCTGTCTTTGTCTTTAGACGTTCGTCAGAGTAGTAAGCGGTAATGTTACCAGTTGCTGCAATCTGGTTATCTACCAAGAATGCCTTAGAGTTATAAACACGCACCCAAGTGCTATCATTCATCCAAATTCCACCACCATGGGTTTGTTGATACCAGCCAGTGTTGTCCTGAGAACGGAACCAATCATTAGCGTAAACCGACGAGAATTGGGATGCGCCGTTTGGATTGGCGTAATATCCAGTGTTATCGCTATCGTAATAGATTGGTGCTCGAAGTGCGCCGCCGGCAACCAAATCTGCAAGAGATTGAACGTTACCGTCCACTAGCAATCTTACCGAGAAGTCTCCGCCGTTAGCCCCACCCAATCCATGGATACGGAAGTCTCCTTGAGGACCCTGATCAGTTGTATTTCGTACAGCAATACCAGGGTAGTTTTCCCATGATCTATCAAACCCACAACGTAGATTGATAAGCTCCATGTTATATAGATTTGAAGTGCTATTTGGATCAACATAGTAGCCAGTGTTGTTCTGGTCGTAATAAATTGTGGCGTATAATGCGCCGCCGCCATTAACGTTAACGCCGTAAACAGCAGGGTACTGCCATGAGTTAAATGTGCTTGTGTCACCATTGCGCGTGCGGAATGCAAGACCATACCCATTGCCGCTGTAGGGTGCGTTAAGCTGAAGGTTGTAGCCCCCCGCTGCAAATGACACGAACGGGCCGGTATATGGTGCATTGTTGGCATAGGTGAAGCTGCTGATCGCGTTAAAACCGTAGGCATTTGCATCTGCACCAGGAGAACCCGGCCACCCTGCATAATGCACCACGTTCGGAGCGCGAAGGTCGGCAAAATTGGATACGCTATTTGGGTTTGCATAATACCCCGTGTCGTTGCTATCGTAGAAGATAGTACCATCAACACGTCCACCCGAATATATTCCAGTAGGGCAATAGATATTATAGGAAGCCGAAGTAGACGATGTACCAAAGCCCCAGCAGTTATCAGCATAGCTATAGTAAGCTGCCCAACGCGAACCAGTCTCAAAATAGAAACCTCCATTGGCGCCTGTAAACATTAGGTGAGGAGTATTTCCACCCTCATAGAAATGTATCCCGCGCCAACCGCCTCGTGACCCACGAATAGCAACAGATCCATAGCTAGAAAGATCGTTGCCATGTATATGCGCATCATTTGTATTTGGCCAGTAAAGTCCATAGGATCCATTGAATTGTATCCATGAATTTGGCTGGAAGTATGCACTGCCCGATAGGGAGAGGCTGTAGAGATATGAACTGCCATTTGGATTTACGTAATAGCCGGTGTTATTACTATCGTAAAAGATAGGGGCGCGCATATCAACCTGAGCGACCACTGCGCCGTCATTACCAATGCTCAGTCGCAGCGATCCTCCAGTGCCATGTGTGATAGCATTATGAGTATAGAAATTAATTGTCGTAGCAGGATTGGCTTCGTAAATGGATCCACCAATAACAACTTGGTTTTCGGTTGACGAAGCATACAAGCCAATCATCGATACACCTTCACTCTCGGATGTATCGTTATAGTGTGCTCCAGTTAGATAAGACCACTTACTAGCCCCTTCTCCAGCCGGCCCCATCTTAATATTACCACCAGCCTGATTACCTGCGCTGATGACGCGTAGCTTCACAATCTGGGATGTGCTAGCAGGATCGGTATAGAAAGCAGTATCGCTGCTATCATAGAAAATAGGAGCTCTTAAACTATTGGCTGCTTGGGCAAAATTGCCAGATTTGCCGACAGCAAATATCTCTGTTCCCAAATCTTCCGAATCATAGAAACGAATACCACCATAATTAGCTTGCGCGCCCATACGTATACCCGTATGCCAGCGTAAGTCTAGCTTATTATAATTACCACCATAGTCTTCCAGGTTTGTCCCAATGTAGTAGTTACCTTGAGCATCACTATCAGCACTACCAAACATTAGACGTCGACCAGTTACAGCATTGTAGGCGTTTTGATTTTCGTTTCCGCCAATGGTAACATAGCCAGATTGATCTATGAAAATGGCGTCATTTCGCGTACCGCCGTACCGAGTATAAAATGTTAATGAACCTTGAGTCCAGTTTCCACTGTCACCAGCAATTTGTTTTTTGGCAACAATACCAGCTAAGTTAACAGCATTGCCACTGCCTTGCGCTTCGCGAGAAACGAATGCCATAGCTACTGTTGTTTCATCGCCACCGTTTTCATTATACAATGAAATTGCAGGACGCGATCCGTTGATACCAGCTGTAGCATTATCTGCACGAACTAACAGACCAGGAGTGTGATCGCCTGGGTTTCTGTATGTCGCACCTTCCCACTGGAAGTGTGATTGGCCGTTTACTGTCTGACCACCACCAAGTGACATATTGACCAAGATAGACGTACTAGCAGGATCGGTATAATATCCAGTGTTATCGCTATCATAGAAAAGCGGTGAGCGGGTTGAGTTGTTGATCTGTGTATACGTTGTAAATACCCAGAGGCGCGGGTTGTATGTCGAGCCGTTATAGTCGCCGATTGACAGACGCCCTGTGCCCGAACCATTGGGGAAATAAACCGAGTGCTCATACGGGCCACCACCCATGTCCGTACCAAGACCCATCCATGCGGCACCATCGGCATCGAGACCATAAGTCTGTATGCGTGGATATCCTGCATTACCTCCACGAACTTGGATAGCTGGAGTGTTGTTTGCGGCCGTCTTGGTGGCGTGAATGGTTCCGTCAGCACCGTTTAGGGTAATGACGGTGCTGCCATTATAAGTCCCGCCGACGACACGAACACGAGCGGTACTTTCGGTTCCGTTACTACCTAAATGCATTACCCCGCTGCCACCAATATTACTCGAACCCATCCAAATACCATTGGTGAACCCATTAATTTGGTTGATACGCAGGTAGCTGTCATTAGTATCAAATATTGTCTTGCCATTCCCTTGCAACACATTAATATTTGATGTGCCAGCTGGGTCTATGTAGAACGAAGTTAGATCATAATCATAGAAGATCGGAGCGCGGAAACTAGCATAAGCGTAGCCAATGTTTCCTACCTCTAAGTTGACTGGCGCATAGGTATTTCTGAGATCGCTTGTAACAGAAACAAACGTCTCGGTAGTAGTTTGGAATGCAGACCAGTTACCAGCAAGATTCATTACACCATCATAAAACGATCCATTATGAATCTTACGAAGACGAATTGTTCCGTAATTCCACGATGAGGTTGTGCCGCCAAAGACAACACAGAAACGGTTATTCGTGCCATCATTTTTTACACCAAGACGAACAGTCTTGTTTGTGTAACCAATCACATTACAACCTGTATTATACCACGCATTAGTCCAGTTGTGACCGCCAATGATTACAGTTGCAGTGTATTGACCAGAGTATTCGTAGATATCGAATACCATGTGAACCATACCATAGTTCGACGTAGTACCAGGTAAGTAGAATATTACTTCACCTGTTGAAGATCCAGCAGCTGACCATTCGATTTCAGGGTGAGCAAAGTTGTTGCCCTGTTCGATTGTTCTATTGGCACCAACGGTAATTCTTTTACCCCACGACGATCCATCATAGTGCCAAAGAGCAGCATCGTTATTCTCGTCAAGCTGCCAGTTCCACGCACGTGTGTTTCCAGCATTAGCAAAGTATATACTACTTGTTACACTCGATGCCCCATCGATAAATGACCTGAATCCATTACCTGCACGAGTTTCAACTGTTACTAACTGCGAAGTGCCATTCGGATTAACGTATCGATTTGTGTCGTCTGTATCGTAAAAGACAGGCGCGCGGAAGTCGGCACTAGCTGTTGCAGATCCACTGCTGTTTACTGTAAATCTCCAATCGCCTAAGTAGAAACCAACAGAACCGCTGTTTTCAGCACCCATGAATATATTAGCTCCGCCGTTGTAACTGAGCCATACACCTGGTGTTCCTCCATTGAGGTATGGTGTCCCATTACCATCACCAATTGATATTCGGCTTTGGAACCGAGCTTGATTTAATCTACTTGTACTTGCACCATCAAAGTAATATGTAGTGTCATCACTATCATAGAAGATAGGGGCGCGAAGAGATACTTGCCCTGTTGCATAGCCGCTTCCGACAAACAACGAATATGTTCCGGCGTCATTGGCGCCATCTGTGTAAAAATCAAGGCCACAACCACCAGCTCTAAACCGTGCGTTGTTGTTGACATCCAGTGGTGAGATCCAAACAAAGTCAGAGTTATCATTGTTTTGAATTTGAAGCGCAGATGTCCAACCTCCTGGATAATTTCCAAAAAGTATTTCGCTTACTGTTGCGTCTTTAATAACTACAGTACGTCCAGCTGCACCGTTAGTTGCGGTATTGAATTTTGTTGTGTAAAGGTTCGAGCCATTGTGCGGGTCGAGGTAGTAAGATGTGCTATCACTATCGTAAAAGACAGGAGCGCGGACGTCAGTATTTACGGAAAATGTGCCTGAGCTATTTAACGTAGCTTTTGAGTTCATGGTATTGTCGGAGCCGTTTTCGGTTCCAAAATACATCGTATTTGAACCGTACACAATAGCACCGTGGTTGCCTGTTCCTCCACCAAACGCTATGCCATAGGCGGCAAAGGCTGTTGAGGGTTCGTATATATTACCGATGCCAACACCTGCCCCGATATTGGATGGATCAACATCACCGCCGGTTACGTAAGCAGCACTTAATCTCGAACCGCCGGCAGGATCTACATAATAGTTGGTGTTGATGCTATCGTAGAAGATAGGAGCGCGGACACTAGTATTGACTCCCACATACCCGCCACTAAGACCGGTGAAAGTAAAATCAGTAGCCTCTAACGACATCGGCCCGTAAGTAGCTGCGTCACGGCTGTAGGAGAGAATATAACTACGTCCGCCGTTCTGACCAATTTCAACACCCAAGCCTGTGGCACTTGCGGAAGGGTCACCCCACCAGCCCGTAGCGCGAACTTGTCCAGCAGCGTAAACACCACCAGCAGTAATAATTGACGTGCCTGTGTTTGCAGGATTTACATAATAAGCCGTATTGTCGCTGTCGTAGAAGATAGGCGCACGAACGTCTGTCCCACTTTGCAAAGAGTTGTTCGTGTAAACAATTGTAGGAGGTGTAAAATCAGAAATGTTTGTTGCAGATGGCGATTGATATACAAGTATGTTACCAGCATGAGCACCATGAGAAGTAACTTCTGGCCAACTAGTTTCAATATAAGTCTGGTATATAGTATAATACATTACATCAACATAAACAGAGATGTAATAATAGTCGCCAGATACTTGAACAGGAGAACTGCAAGCAACCTGTGCATGTCTTCCGCGAGGAGATGCACCTGCTATAAGATAGCAGTGTACGTTATTATAATCATAGGAAATTGACCAGCGCTGGTAATCACCGCCGTAATAATAGTAGTTATGAAGTTCTACAAACGTAGTACCGCCAGCGTGCCAATCATTAAAATCAATATAAATTCTAGCAATTTCATAACGTCTAGCTTGTGTACCAGATGCCCCTAATGCACCAAGATAATATTTGCGGTGCGCGCCCATAGTCGAGGTGCTTGTTGCAACAATGGTATTAGCATTTGTGATGCTATAGCCATTCATGTTCACGTTGGCAAGCGCAGTTCCACCCCACGATCCGGTGTAACCAATTGGCCCCTGTGGGCCCGTTGGGCCAGTAGATCCAGCTGGACCTTGTGGTCCTGTTGCACCAGCAGACCCAGTAAAGCCGATCGGTCCTTGAGGACCTTGTGGTCCAGTAGCGCCCTGTGCCCCTAGCGAACCAGTAAAGCCTATTGCGCCCTGTGCGCCTTGCGGACCTTGAGCACCCAATGAACCAGTAAAGCCTATTGCGCCCTGTGCGCCCTGAGCCCCCAATGAACCAGTGAAGCCTATTGCGCCCTGAGCACCTTGCGGACCTTGAGCGCCTAACGAACCAGTAAAGCCAATGGGTCCCTGAGTTCCTTGAGCTCCCAGCGAACCAGTGAAGCCTATAGGCCCTTGTGTACCCTGTGCGCCTTGAGCACCCAACGAACCAGTAAAGCCTATAGGACCTTGTGGACCAGTAGGACCAGTTGGACCAGCAACAGTCGATGCTGACCCTGTGAAACCTATAGATCCTGTAAATCCAACAGAGCCATTAAAGCCTCTCGATCCTGTGTAACCAAGAACGTTCTGAAGTTCAATAGCATTCAGAACAGGACCAGATGTCTCACCAAAATGTGTATTGCCACCAGCTATTTCTGTACAATAGAGATAGTAGGTATGTGTTCCGGCTGCAGGGTTGTCAATGTGTGTGAATGCAAATGGACTGTTTTCACTACTTGCCGATCCTTCATAGTGGACGTTGCCACTAATAGGCGTCGATCCACGATAAAGTCGTAACTTACCCCAGCCGCCAACTGATTTGTTTTCTGCATCTCCGTATGCACCAATCTGTACAGGAGCGCCACTAGTTGTGATAGTGACAGATACAAGTGCTTTCGGGAATGAATCAGTTGTATTTGCAAAGGCCTGTGGAGCTGAGTTCTGGACATAGTTGATTGCTCCCATGAGAGCAGAACCAGTGTAGCCAATAGCACCCTGGGTGCCTTGGGCACCCTGAGATCCGGTGAAACCAATAGGACCTTGAGGACCAGTTGGACCAGCAACAGTAGAAGCAGATCCAGTGAAACCGATAGATCCAGTGAAGCCTCTAGATCCTGTATATCCATCAACACCAATGATACCATCAGTGCCTCTTGATCCAGTGAAACCAGTTGTTCCTTGTGAACCCGTGAATCCTGCAGAACCCGTGTAGCCAGGATTGTCGGCCCAGTAGATGGCCGTTCCATTTGAAACAAGACCCTGGCCAGCTGTTCCTAGCGTTCCGTTTGCATTAATAGCTTTTGCATATAGAGTGTTGGCTTCGAAGCCGGCTATTCTGAATGTAGCGTTTGCTGTGTCGATGAACGGTGAGCTATCTGGTTCTGGTGCGTAGTTATCAAAAACTTTAAAGATACCATCTGAAGCGTCTCTGAAGAAACCAGCATGGTGATACGAGCCATCGTTATAACCAGCAGCAAAACCTAGATCAGGATTAGCATCGGTTTTACCTCGAGCTGTGCCACCGCTCACATACGCAGCGGTGTTTGTATTAGCAACGGTAAAGTGGGTTGCGTTAGCAGATAAAATATTTGCATAGTTGCCGTTGTATGTGCTAGAGTTTGCACCTGAAACAGATACATCCCATCCAGCTGAATAGTTGTTATTTGCTGTGAAGATGACAACTGAACCATTGCCGACAATGTTTGTAATGGTTGCAAGAACGCCCTGATTAAGATAGAGCATGTTATCTGTAATAGATAGGTTGTTGCCAGAGATACTGATTGTAGTACCAGTGATAGACAAGTTACCACCAATGTTAACATCGCCACTAACATTTAGCGATGACAGGTTAGCACCTACTTCAAATGCAACAGATCCGTTTGAGGAGTAGACTTTACGGTCAGTAAGATTAACTGCGAACTCGCCAGCATCAATAAAAGCGTTATTACTTGAGTTGGTTGTGTTTGGGGTACGACCAGATATAGTGGTACGCTTGAACTGAATCTTATTATTAGCCATGTGGCTCTCCAAAAGCAGATATATATCTTACAGGCCAACTATTTAGTTGACTTAATTACAATTCTATTTATAATGGGACAATGATGAGAATAGCTTTTATTGACACACTCGGTTCACCTTATGATGGTTCCACTCTCACAAAGAGAGGTCTTGGAGGATCTGAGTCAGCCGTCATTCGAATGTCCGAAGAACTAGCAAAGCTAGGATTTGATGTGACTGTCTATAACGACTGTGCATCAGATGATGCAGTGCCTGGTGAGTACAACAATGTGCTATACACTCCTATAGAAAGCATGGGCTCATATACCAAGACATACGATGTTGCAATCGTTTCTCGTTCTGTGAAGCCGATTGCAAACGGTTGGGAGCCAATTATGAGCGCCAAGCATGTCTGCCTTTGGATGCATGACACGTTCTGTGAAGACGATGATCAGATCGAGTATCTAATTAACATCGGACATCTGAACGAAATCTTCACACTATCGGATTGGCATACAGGCTATGTCACTCACTGTGATCATGGCTTCCGCCGTAACTATGATGTTCTGAAGAGTCACGTCTTCATGACTCGCAATGGTATCGGCAACATGAATCCTGGATGGATTGATGTTCGTGATAAGGATCCTAACCTTTTTGTCTTCAATGCTTCTGTCACAAAGGGAATGATTCCTCTTGTAAAGCAGATTTGGCCAGAGGTCAAGCGTAGGATCCCCGATGCTAAGTTGAAGGTCGTTGGTGGATACTATAAGCTCCGCCAAGCCGAAGGTCCTGATAAGCAAGAGCAGGACTGGACCGATCTCATGGTCAACTATGGCGCTGACATTGAGTTCACTGGTGTTATCTCTCAGCAAGAGATCTCGGATATCCTTTGCAAAGCCTCCTACATGATCTATCCTGCAGGACAACCAGAGACATTTGGTATCTCTACTCTTGAGGCTCTCGCTCATAATGTTCCGTTGATCACATGTCAGTTTGCAGCACTCGAAGAAACTGCAATTGATCTGGCATCATGGAAGATCAAGTATCCTGTAGAACCTAACTGGGCTATGCAATGGCTTAATCAAGACCACCAGGTCAAACTATTTGTTGATAAGGTCGTAGAGGCTTATAACACACCCTACCTACACCAGCAGAAGATGTATGCGTGTAATCAGGTAAAGGATATCTGTACATGGGATACGGTTGCCCTACAATGGAAGCAGCATTTGTATAAGAAGCTCGGTAAGTATTTGCCAATCGAAGAATACCGTAAGGTCACAAAGATCAACGATAAGGTTCGTAGAGTCTTCAATCGTCGCTTTATGAATACCGAAGAGCTGCAGCCAGCAAAGATCTCGGATGAAAAATCTATTGCTGTCATTACACCTGTCTACAATGCAGAGGCATATATTGAAAGATGTATTCTATCTGTAGCTCAACAAGACTATACTGACTATCACATGTACATTATTGACGATTGCTCAACAGACAATACAGTAAAGGTCGCAAAGGAAACTATTGCTTCACTTCCAGAATGGCAGCGTTACTACTTTAGTGTTTATAAAAATGAAGAGAATGTTGGAGCTGTTGCAAACCACTTCGATACTATCGAGCAGCTTGTAACCGAACAAGTCGTTATACTTCTTGATGGTGATGATTCGCTTGTCAATGACCCCTCTATCTTCCATATGTACAACAACCTTTATCATGAGGGTGCAGAGTTTACATATGGATCCTGCTGGTCAATGGTTGATAATATTCCATTGATTGCACAAGAATATCCACCAGAGGTTAAGGCAAACAAAACCTATCGTGAATATAAGTTCAACTGGAACATGCCATACACACATCTACGCACGTTCAATACCTCGTTAGTCAAGACCCTTGCAAGAGAGGATCTGCAGATCGATGGTGAGTGGCCAAGAGCTGGTGGAGACACTGCATTGTTCTACTACTTGTTAGAGAAAGCTGATCCAGAAAAGGTTGTCTGCGTAACAGATATCGTGTATAACTACAATGACATGAACCCCCTGAACGACTACAAAGTCAACTCAGACGAGCAGACAGCAACTTCTCAGAAGATTATTGCTAAACCATCTCCGTTCCTTCCAGGACAGATTGATTTGAGACCTCTATGAAAAAGATCCTGATTGCCATTCCTACTGCTCGCTACATCGAGGCAGAGACCTTCAAGTCAATCTATGATCTGGAGGTTCCGGAAGGATACGAGGTTACCTTTCAGTACTTCTATGGATACAGAGTCGATCAGGTCCGCAATCTGATTGCTGACTGGGTTGTTCGTGGCTTCGACTATCTGTTCTCTGTCGATCACGACATCACGTTTCCATCAGACACACTAAACAAACTTCTGGCGCACGACAAGGATCTTGTGTCAGGAGTCTATAGACAAAGACTCGAGCCACAGATGCTTGAGGTCTATGAGCCGTTCGGTACAAGAATGTCTGCAGAAGATCTATATGCGAAGGACTGGCAGCTAGTCGGAATCGGCGGCTGTGGCTTCGGTTGTGTGCTGGTGAAGAAAGAGGTATTGGTGGGCGTTGGATATCCGCAGTTCGAATATCACCACGCACTAAACCACAACGATACAATCAGCGAGGATACAGACTTCTGTAAGAAGGCCCTTGCCAAAGGCTTTAGGTTGTGGTGTGACCCATCAATTCGTTGTGGTCACATTGGATCCACAACTATGGTTGTAGAGATTCCGAAGGTTTAGTTTTCTTCTTTAACTTCTCGAGATCGAGAAGAGCCTGTTGATGTTCTACTTGAAGGCTGGCGTAACTCTTTTCGAGTAATGCCAGCCTTGCTTCATGTAAAACATTCTTACTTACGGCGTCATGTAGGTTCGCAGTCAGGCGATTGATGTACTCATTAACAAAATCAGCTTCCATAAGTTAGAACGAGCCTCCGTCTAGTGTTCCGTATACAACCGTTGTTCCGTTAGATTGTAATACATAGCCATCGGTTCCGAGAGCTAAGTTTGTCATGCCGTTGGTTGAGTTACCTACAAGAACACCACCGCTCGTCAGAGTCGAGAGCTTCATAGTGTTTGCAGAGATGGCAACATCGATGGTTGAGTTAGCAGTGATGCTAAAGGTATTGCTAAATGAGAAAAGAGCGCCTGAGTTTAGATAAGCCTCAAGAACAGCTGTTCCGTATCCAACGCCACCAGTATCAACTGTTGTTGTAGGCTCAACTTGGAGACCAGTATACAGTTTGAATATGCCGTCTGTTGCATCACGGAACAAACCAGTGTATCGTGTGCCACCGCTATTGTACATACCGTACAGACCAACATCAACGATGTCAGCGCCGTTACCATTTGCTAACTTGATCAGCGGATCTTCGATAGTAAGGTTAGTTGTATCGATGGTTGTTAGCGTACCCGATACCGTCAGGTTACCCGAAAGCGAAAGGTCCGTAATAGACAGAGCGGAGTTAACATGGATACCGGATGTGTTAACTGTGAGAGTGGATCCAGTAGTGACACCAACAGAATCCGCTGCAACGCTGATACCGTTTGCAGCTACGACATTAAGGGTCACATCGCCTGTAGTTCCACCGCCCGTAAGACCGTCACCAGCAACAACTGATGTGATATCAGCAAGTGTATTGGCCCAGTAAACAGAGGTTCCATTCGAATGGAGAACCTGACCAGCCGCACCAGATGTACCGTTTGCGTTGAGGGCGGTTCCGCTTCCAACAGTTATGCGCGATGTGTTAGCGCTAAAGGCTGTTCCAACCGCAATAACATTACCGCTGAGCTCACCAGTTGTCCAGACACCAGTGCCGTTAGCAACAACAGCCGAGCCAACCGTAACAGCAAGAGCGTTGACAGTAGCTGTTGCAAACAAGTTACCTGTTGTGATTGTCGTGCCGTTGGCTGTCGAGAAAACAGATGTGTTGCCTACAGCGAAGTCGCTTGCGTTAATCTTGCCGCCAACGCCCAAGCCACCAGTGATTACAATTGCACCAGTAGAGTTGTTGGAACTAGCTGTTGCGTTGGTGAATGTGTGAGTGTTTGTCCACGCATAAGTTGCGTTGACGTTAATC